CTCAGTGGCTGGGCGGGCTGTCAGCAGCCAAGGATCTGGCCGGCGGCGAACTGGCCAGTACCGCCCAGCGCCTGGCGAGTCTGAGCGGGCTGGCCAACACCAACCCGGGGCCGGTCGGTGATATGGCCAAAAGCGCGATCGCGGCCGGACGCAAGGCGCTGGCCGAGCAAATGGATCAAGTGCCTGCGTGCCTGGTGGTGACGCCGTTTCAAAACGGGGTTGGCCAGGGCGCGGGCTATCAGCGATTTTTGTCCGCGCCGAATGCACTGGAACACCTGGCCAAGAAACTGGAAGACGCCAGCGACAGCGGGCGCCCGACCGGGCCGCAGTATGCGCTGTCGATCTTGTTCCTCGGCACACGCCTTGAGCAGCTGGCCAGCAGCTTGGCGCGATTCAATGCACTGCTGCCGATCCCTGACCTGGTGCGAACCGAACGCCGGGCGCAACACCTGGTGAAACTGGAAACCGAGAAGTGGGAAATGCCCGGTGCTGGCACGCTTCCGCGCTGGCAGGGTTTGCCGCTTGAACGTTGCACGGTGGTGAAAGCTGCCAAGCAGTCAATGACGGGACAATTGGCAGTGCTGGAAGGCTACGCGGCCGACAGCTCGCCGCTGGCCGATCTGGCAGCGCTGGCAGCACGCAAAAGCGCTCAGCAACAGGGACGGGACAAGCAACTGGCCGACCTGAAAGATTTGTTGGCTGGGGGCAACCCTGACGTGAGCATGCGCGCGCGAATGATCGGCCCAGGCACTGCCGGCGAATTGCGCCGCGAGCTGCTGGCCGGCGATGCGCCTGGCCATGAATGGATTCAATGCGCGGGCTTGCTGTTGGTGGGTAGCAAAGAAGGGCTGAGCTTCGTGCAGGAGCTGGTCGGCCTATGACGCTGCTACTCGACGGGCAAAAAGTCCAAGGCAAGAACCTCAAGGTCACCGCCAATCTGCGCATTGAAAGCGGCGATATGTCCGGACAGACGAGCAACACCGACAAGGCTCACAAAGGGTTCAAGCCCAAAACGCTGGCTGTTTCGCTGATGATTCCCTTCGCGGATAAAACCCAGCTCACGGAACTGCTGCGTTTGGCTGAATCCACCGCCGGCGGTGGTCAGCTCCATCTGTACCGGATTGTGAACGATACGGCCGAGGCCTTCGGTGTGCGCCAAGTGGAGTTCTCCGACGGTGTCAGCGCTCGGGAGGCGGACACGCTGAAAGCATGGCTGGTGCAATTCACCCTGAGCGAGCGTGAATCGAACCCGGAGAAAGTCGAAGGCCGGCGCGCCGGCAACAAGGTCACCGCGCAAGGCGCTCCCGGCAGCTCAGTCGGTGACGCCGGTGCCGGCAACGGCGAATCAACCGGCAACGATCCCTCGCTGAGCGGCTTCGAAAAAGTGCTCGGGCGTGTGGACAAGTGGCTGGGCGGGAGTGAGCCGGCGTGAAACTGCACAAGATACTTTCGATCAATGGCGCGCCGATCGCACTGGTCAAGGAGGACGTGCGGTTAGACGCCACCAGTCCCGGCCGGGCGAACTTCACGGTTCAATCCTCGGCGCCGCTCAAAGGGCTGGTGACGCTGGATATTGGCTATAACGAAGGCACGCTGCAGCGACACTTCATCGGCTACGTCGAGCGCTGCACCGCTGCCAACGCGGTCGAGCAGGTCCTATTTTGCCGTGAGCTGGCAGCCGTGCTGGCCAACCCGCTGCCGCTGAATCTTCGCCATGTTGACCTGCGCGCCGTGCTGGCCGAGGTGAGCATACAAACCGGCTTGCGGTTTCGTGTTCCTGATCGGCCTTATGCCAAAGTGAAGGCGCCGTATTTTTACAGCCTCGCCGCCGGTTACCAGGCGATGGACAGCTTGGCGCGCGTGTACAGCATTCCCGACTTCACCTGGCACCAGTTGGGCAACGGCGAAGTGTTCGCCGGCAGTTGGGCCGATAGTTTTTTTGGCGCACGTGCGCCGCTGCAGATTCCCACGGAGCTGTTTGACGGCTTCCAGGGCAACCAGAGCGCGATGGTCGCGGCCCTTCCCGGGCTGCGACCAGGTGCAATAATCAACAATGGCGAGCGTATAACCACGGTGTCGCTTGCCAACGACCAGATGGCCATCCGATGGAAGACGCAATCCGCCGCGCTGTAGAGCGCCAATTCCCCGAACTCACCGGTGGTTATCACCTGCCGCGCTTCGCGCGGGTCATCGCCGTCGCCGACGCGCCGGCGGACCCCGGACTGTGCGACGACTTCCGTCCGCGCTACGCCGTCGACATCGAGGTGCTTGGTCCCGACGATGAACCAGACCCAGCCATGCCGCCGCTCACTGGCGTTCCATTGCCGCTGCCCACCGGTGGCGAGGAAATGGGCATATATGCATTCCCGGAGGAGGGCACGCGGGTCGTGGTGTGCTTTGCCTACGGCCTGCCGAACAAGCCCTACATCCAATCGATCTTGCCGCACGGCCTAAGCATGCCAAAGGTGCCGAAAGGTGATCAGGTGTGGCAGCAAAGCGAGGCCGTCCAGCAGCGCGTCGACGCCGACGGCAACTGGCTGCGCCAGACCGATGGCAAGATCCGTGATCAGGCGATCGAGCGCGAAGTGGAAGCCCTAGACAACCGCGAGCAGTTCCAGAGCCACACACGGACGATTGATGATCATTCGACCGAGACGGTAGGTGGCGTGAAAACGATCGAGGCGTTGGGCGCGCTCAAGCTAATGTCGGGCGGATCCGCGAGCCTCGCGGCGGTGGATGATCTGCACCTGGCTACCGGCCGAGATTTGAATTTGATTGTGGGCCAAAAGTACAACGCCACGGTTGGTGGCGATATGCAGGAGTGGATAGAGGGTATGCATGAACGCGTCTCAGTACTTGGGCAGCGCTTACAAGCGCCGAAAAATTGGGTAGGGTCGGAGACTATTAATCTATTTCAAGTCGTATGCGACCTGCTTGGCTTAATTGAGAAAATGAATTTTCAGATTGCCGTTCACGACCATGGCGCTACGCCGGTACCAAGCAACGCAGCAACCTTTTCCTCCTACGCATCAGAAGCCTCTGTCGGCACTTTGATGCTCAAAGAAATAGTAATGTGATCGAAGTATATTCGAAAAATACTAGGTTATAAGTATTCAATTAAATACATTATTTCAGCATTGGCAGTGCCAGGGCTTACTATGCTTTTTGGTGCGTACTTAATATATTTTGCTTGTAGCTCAATCCTTGCATTTTGGTCTCCAGGGGAAAAATTTTCAATTGGATGTTTTTTGCTTAAATCTAGATTGTAGGTGTTGAGTTTTCTTATTTGTATGGCGACCCCTTCAGCGGTAGATGTTTTATTTAAACTAATTACGCCTGATGTAATATCTATGGCTGGAGAGGACGCAAGGGGTCTAAAACTCAGTTGCATGCTGTTAATGCCTTCTGGGCAATTTGTTAACTGTATGCCTATCGTGGACCATTCATTCCAGTCATTTGAATTTATTTGGCTAACGTTTGGACGTCCCATGTCAACCTTAACTTCGTTCGGTGATTGGCAGGATTGAGCTGTCAAGCTCATACTAGTGGTGGATATTATTAGCGTGCGAAGTGTGTCGGCGTAAAAATATCCTAAGTCCCCGGCGGGAATGACCGCACCCGGCTTAAGCTCACCGATTTTTATTAAATTAAAGCCTAGTCGTGTGTTTGTGAAACCATAACTGCCTGGTGTTGAGAAAAAATTGGCAGGATATTGCTTTCTCGGAGCGCCATTGTACGTCCACTGCCAAGCTATTCCGGAGTCGCCAATCGGATAAATTCCGGAAGGAACCTTTTGTCCTCGAGCGTCAACGGAACCACTATAAAAACTAGTCGAACACTTAAATTGAGCGGTGGTCGGTCCTTCGCGATCATCGCTATATATTATAGTTCCATTAGGCGTATCACGTGGAATTGAGAGGTTGGAGGGTAAATTGAAATTAAGTGTAAATGTTGAGCTTTGCCACGTAAATGCACAGGAGGCTATTGATGTCTGCGAATATGCGTATATGAAAAAGATAAATAAATTGCATGCGGCTTTGCGCATTTTTATGTCCTCATAAACTATTGATGTTGAGCGCCCTTATCAGCTTTGTCAGAAATATGATTGTCGGTTTATTAGTCTGGTAAGCCTCTTCGAGCATTGTCACCTGTGCGAGAGGAGTAGATATAAGAATTGTCTGGAAGTGATGGATGGAGGAAAGAAGGAGAGGATTGGCGCGCACAAATGAGCGCAGGCCCATATAGGCACCATCTATGCGCGCATAAAGCTGGAACGAAGTTGAAGACTCTGTTGACTGAAGTCTGGCTTGATTTAATCGCTGGATTTAAGCTGCTGGTCGACTTTCGCGTTCATGACGACCTATTCCCATTGCGTATATGTTTTGTACATAGTGGAGTGCGTTTGCGGCGATTGCGCATAGAAATCGCAGAATATAAGTTCATGTCAGTTGTTAAAGGTATTCAATAAGAAACATGATTTCCGCATTTGCGGTGCCAGGTTTCATATCACCTCTTCTGGCGCCAGGAAGCGGATAATATTGTGCAGACATTTTGATGTCATATTGGGATGTTCCTGGAGTGAATTCCCCCGCCCTGACTGAATGTTCAAGCTTGAAGCTTTGATCTACGGAATTTCTGATTCTTATGCCCATTCCTTTGGCTGTCGACTGTGGATTTAAACCAATTACACCGTTTAACGAATCGACAATAGGTGAGGTGGCAGTGGGGATTAGCCGATAAACTACCTTGTTAATGCCTGATGGGCAGTTTGTTAGTGGTATTGTGAAAGAGTGATAGTCAGGCGCAGGATCGTCAAATATTGAGCTAAGTGTCGGTTGTCCTAAGCTGACATTAATCTCGTCAGGCGTCTGACAAGAGGCCGCGACAATGTTCATTTCTGTAACCGAAAGATTTAACGCAATAAGCCCTCCGATATTCAAATAACCTAAAATGCCGGCGGGGATCTTAGCGCCAGGCTTAATCTGCCCAACCTTAACAAGTTCAAAACCATTTGGCACCGAAAACAGTGTATTTGTGCTAGGTACGTATTTCGGCCCCCCCGGATATTGAACTTGTGCTTGCTGTCTATATCGATACCTCCATGCTATACCAGTATCACCTATCGGATATAGGCCTGAAGCGATCTTCTGACCTCGCCCGTCCACACTGCCGATCTGGAAGTCTGAGTTGCATATATAGGAAAGGGATGTATTGATCGCTCCGTCATCCGCGTAGATAACCTTACCGATGAGTGCGTCTGCTGGGACGTTGATGCTGTGGGGTAGGACAAAGGGAATAGATTCTTCGTGGTAATCCCCAATAAATCTACAAGTCGCGTTGGCAGTCATACAAGCCGCGCACGAAGTTGCAACGAGAAGCTTTGTCAATATACGATGCATGTTTCTTTGCTCCTATGTTCCAACATCACGATTGTTCAATTCAGCTCGGTCTGCGAAGGCAAAAACAACTTGGGAAGGCTGAACTACTGAGCAGTATGTTTGGATTGATCTTTGAACGGGACTCGGGACGAATTGGTCCTCGTCGTGAATTAGTCCGAAACTTCTCTGCAAAGCGCCCTATGCAGTATCTGTAATCTGAATAGGCTCCGCTGCTGACCTGCTCGGATAAATGAGAATTGTCTGGTATTTGATTTGGATCAGGCTAGCTGATTGACGAATATACAGAGAATTTACAACACGCGGACTTAGAAAAAGACAGCCGTGTGGAAGGGGCTTGGTTAAAGCATGGATCAACGTGTCAGGAGCTTGGCAGTAATCATGCTCCTAATTCCCCTATTCTCAGCAACCGTGTCGATTTCCCCCACGGTTGGATCAAGCAGATGCGCTATTTTAATTCGCTGCGCTGACCAACCCGGTCCAGTGTTTTAAGTGTTCGATCGCTTTACTACATATGGTCCGTTTTTTTGCTCATCAAAACGATGGTGTCACCGTAAAAGGGACTGCATTTGTTGTGTTTGCATTTCGTCTCCTTACGTATTTGCTCAGTTTCCACAAGGCTTCACGAGACTGACCGGAATTCTGAGGCTGTCGGGGGGGCGCATCGCCATCACTGGTGGCAGCCCGAATTCCGCCACCACTCGAAAAAACTTCCTTAAAAAGCACTTATCCCCCTCCCGCCGGCGGGCTTTGTGTCCCTTTTTTTTGCAAAACAGCGTGGCGTTGTAAACCCTAGCCGGCCCAAGGCCGCAGCGGGGGGCTGTGGGATGTTTGGCGGTCTCACCGTGTGAAAGGAATTGCAAAGTATTGCTACGAGCTTGCACAGCATGCAGTAGCTTGCGCGAGAGGGTAGGAATTCTGAAAAAGCCCGGTTGATAAGGGCGGCGCATCGAAAAACTGATGAGAATGCCAGTTTTCCTATTTAGCGCAGATCGGCAAGTGGGAAGCTGTGCAATCTGCGCTGTATGGCAATGGAGGCGCTATAAGCCCCGACGTGCTTGGGTTTGGCCAGTGTCAGCCGACTGCAGGCTCTTTCACTTCCGCTCCTGCAATGAACTCCCTGACTTCGGCTGCATTTAACAGTCGGCGGTGTTCTGCTTTGACGTGCGAATGTAGAAGGTCAGTAAGCAGCTTCGCCAGTTTTTGAGCTGTTTCTTCACTCAGCTTTTTGACTGTGCCGGTACGAGCAGACGGTAGAGCGAATTCGCCTGCGGATGCTCCGAATGAGTCAAGGAGCCCGCTGATATACCCGTTCAAAAACTCTTTTCTGTCGGTCAAAACTTTGCTTTCGGGCGCTTCCTGGTAATCCCAATCAACCCGCCAATATCGACCTTCCTTCGATACTTCGATTATTGGGAGCGCTGGGTTTTTGGTCAGTTGGCGCATGGGTACTCCTGGCAGTTTGAGGAACAGAAGCCAGTTTAAACCGGGCGCGGGAGTACGTCATGTAGATGAGATTCAGTCTCAGGCACAGGGTGGGGATTTCAAAAAGAGTGATAAAGGTAATACAACGGGGAAAATGCTCTGGAAGCCCCGGTTTTACTGGGGTTTCGATATCACATGGAAAAGTAATATGAAGTGATATGAAAAGTGATATTCCTGCCAACCCCCCGGTTTCATTGGGTTTCGTTGATTTGAAATATCACCTTATAAAAGAGTAATACGATTACTTCTATATCACTCGAATATCACCTTTTATCGAAAATCGCTCAAAGCCTTGTAGAACGTGGCTTACAGCGAGATTTCGGAAGGCATATCACCTTTATTACTCTTTTTTAGTGGGGCCACACATTTTAGAAATTCAGCCCGTTTACCCGGGGTTGACGGGGTTTCCGTGTCCTGTCATTTCTTCCTACCCCGATCAATACGGGCAGGTAAAACAAAGAGAAACTGGGCCAGCGCAACCGCGAACTCAATAACCCGACCTGCATCAGCATCTGATGGAAGTGGAGCTTCCTCGTCGGCGTGTCGCTGGTCATTCGCCTCTAGCCGTACTTCATGTGCCCACTCCGCCATTTCCGGAGTAATTAAATGCTGATCCTTCGCTTCGTCGATTCGCTTGTAAAGATTGCCAGCTTTGAACCCTTTGTCTTTCAACATCGCGTCCACAGCGGATGCGGCGAGCATTACAGCACCCGCAGGTGCATGGACACTCGCGATCGACTGTTCCAAAAAGGAGCGTGCGCGCTCAGGAATCGATTCATCAACACGCCGTTCTGATGGCCACACGTGTTGGATGTCGTATTCGACACCATGGTTGGGAGCGATCGTCACCGCCAATACCGCGCCGCCGCAGGTTTGGCACGCGTATGCCCGCCAGTCTCGCCTGGCGTCACCTCTATCGTTTTCTGTGACGAAGTGCACCTGAGCAGCCATGTTCGGCTTGGCGACATTACAGTGCGGACACCGATTGAGACCTAAGCTACCACCATGTTTCATTGAGGAATCCTTCACTGAAGTGATGGGTATAACCGAATGAAGAATCAGCGTAGAGCGTGGCTTGTTACGTGGCTTGTTACGTGCGGAACAAAAAACAAAGGCCTGCATCGCTGCAAGCCTTTGATTTATATGGTGCCGGCACCAGGAGTCGAACCCGGGACCTACTGATTACAAGTCAGTTGCTCTACCAACTGAGCTATACCGGCGTGTGGGCGACGATTATAGCG